CCTCGTTAAACAACGGCAACATCAAACGGCCATCGCCTGTTACCCTGGCACCGTGACTATATATACCTTTTTTCTTTAAATAAGAATGTTCAGCCTCAGCGTGCATCCCACCTGACCATATATGTTCAACCGTATTAGCAGCCAATTCGTGCTTACGCTTTTCTTCTTCTTCACGCAGTGCGCGAGCTTCTACCATTCTCCGTGTATTCGCCATCTCCTCAACCATGGTAAGCGATCTGCCAATGTCGGCCCTAAAAGATACCTCGATGCCTGTCCGCCAATCACCAAACCTACCTGCTGGGACACCATCACTAAATACAATGTACCAACCACTGTCACCTTTCTTACCGCTAGTGCAGAAGCGATGAACCTTACCATCTATATATATATGTCTAGGTGGGGTTAATCCATGCTCTACCATTGAATCAATTAATTGCTGATCTGCTGGCTTGATAATCTTTTCTACTGGTGGCGTAAAGCTACCAATAATATTTGTGATGTTACCCATGAGTGGCCTCTAAGTATGATATTAATTTTTGGACAGTTTCATATTGTGGATTAGTTGACTCGTTCATTAAACGATATAAAGCGTTGTAGTGTACACCAGCAGCCTTGGATACCGCCATTAAATTAGAGTCCTTAAGTCGTTCTCTTACATCACTAAGTGTCATAAAGTTTCCTTTCTGTGTAAATAAATTTGCGTTTAGTGTTGACATATTAAATTAAATTATATTAAAATACAACCACTGCCTCAAATTGAATTGTTCAGACCGAGGCTTTACTTAGGAGAACTAAAATGGCTATTAGCCTTAAATCAACTTCTTCGCTACATACAAATGGCGTGAAGTTATTAGTGTACGGTCAGGCAGGAGCTGGGAAAACATCCCTGATACCTACTTTACCGAAACCAATTGTGTTATCTGCTGAAGGTGGTTTGTTATCCATCCAAGACGCAGATGTTCCATACATTGAGATTTCCTCAATGGAAGAACTAAAAGAAGCCTACGCATGGCTGACTGAATCTAAAGAAGGTTTAGAGTTTGAATCAGTTGCCTTGGATTCCATTAGTGAGATTGCTGAGGTAGTGTTGAACTACGAACGCAAACTAACTAAAGACCCTCGTGCTGCTTACGGAGCCATGCAGGAACAAATGGCTGACATCATACGTGCCTTCCGTGACATCCCTAACCGCCATGTATATATGAGTGCTAAGTTAGAGAAGTCACAGGATGAGATGGGCAAGATGTTATATGCCCCATCAATGCCAGGCAATAAGACAGGACAACAACTACCGTATTTCTTTGATGAAGTTCTTGCATTACGAGTTGAGCGTGACGGAGATGGTAAGGTGCAACGTGCTTTGATGTGTGACTCTGACGGTGCTTGGTCTGCTAAAGACCGTAGCGGTAAGTTAGACGCATGGGAAGCTCCCGATTTGGGACTAATCATTAAAAAGATTGGAGGTAAGTAATGAATAACCTATCTGATCTTTCAAAAGTATGGCTTGAGTTAAAAGAAGCCGAGCGTGTAGCAACTGAACGCAGACGTGAGGTAGAGGATAAGCTAATGAGTTTGATTGGCATACCTGTAACTATGGAAGGCACAGAGAACGTCAGTTTAGATGATGGCTACTCTATTAAGGTTGTAGGTCGCATGAACCGTAAGGTTGATACTGAGCAACTGCAAGACATCGCAGCTGCTAATGGATTGACTGAACATCTGCATGACCTATTCAGATGGAAAGCTGAGATTAACTCAGCAGTCTGGAAAGCAGCAAACGAAGCAATTACTAAACCATTGATGGCAGCCATAACAACTACACCAGGCAGACCATCATTTACTATCACTATTAAGGAATAATAACATGGCACAATTTAGCGAATCATTTGACATTAATTCACTACCTGAGCAACAGAACGACTTTGCACCTTTACCTGAAGGTTGGTATTCAGCAGTAATTAACAAGGCTGAAATCCGTGACACTAAGGATAAAACTGGTCAATACGTTGCTGTAAGGTATGACGTTACAGGCCCGACACATCAAGGTCGTGTGGTATTTGGCAACATTAACATTAAGAACAAATCAACTGCTGCTGAGGAAATTGGGCGTCAGGCTCTAGGCTCTATCATGCGAGCAATTGGTTTATCTCGTGTTGATGACACTGACCAACTAATTGGTGGTGCATTACAGATCAAACTTTCTATTCGTACTCAAGAAGGTTATGAACCAACCAATGATGTTCGTGGCTATAAAGCATTAGAAGGTGCGGCAATGCCTAAAGCGGCTGCTCCTGCACCAACGCAAGAAGATGGAAAAGCAGCGCCACCTTGGGCTAAGAAGTAATTAGGTTTTGGGGATGGTGGTATCGGCAACGACCACAAACCAATGTATCTCTTAGGTTGAGGACATCCCCATCTTTTACGGAGGTTATATGAACGACAAATACTATGAAAAACTTGGCAAAAAGATTATTGAATATGTCAACTTTAACAAATTCACTAGCACTGAAATAGGTAAGATATTTGAGCAATACTACGAAATATTAAAATATGAAGAAATGCGCGATTTAAGAGAGGTTGCAAATAAAAAATGAGCTTACTTCCTACGACAGTAAATTTAATTAATAAGTTCCATGAGGATAAAAAAGAGAATCCTCGCCCACATTTAGGATGCTCAGTGATTGGCCATAACTGCGAACGATGGCTGTGGTTATCATTTCATTGGGCTGTCATTCAAAGGTTTGAAGGTCGTATCCTGCGATTGTTTAGACGTGGCCACAATGAAGAAGCTAACATACTGCGTGACTTGCGTAGCATTGGTGTAGATGTTCGAGCTACTCAGAATAAGGTTGACTTTGGCAAACACTTTGGCGGATCAGTAGATGGGATTATCCATAGCGGCCTTCCTGAGTCACCAAACAAAGTTCACCTGGCTGAGTTCAAAACTCACTCAAAAAAATCATTTGATGACCTAGTTAAGAATGGCATGCAGAAATCCAAGCCAATGCACTATGCTCAGATGCAAGTTTACATGCTTGGCTTGAAGCTAGACCGTGGTTTTTATTATGCCGTCTGTAAAGATAACGATGAGATTTACACCGAGCGCGTTAAGCTAGATAAAGAGTTTGCCACTAAGATGGTAACTAAAGCGCATCGGATTACGATGGTTGAGGCACTACCCCCACCGTTAAGCACTGACCCAAGTTGGTACGAATGTAAGATGTGCGATGCCCATGATTTCTGTCACGGCTCCAAAGCTATTAAAGAATCTAACTGCCGCACCTGCGCTCACGTTACATCTAATGAGGACAGCACTTGGACATGTACTCGCTACGATGCCGTTATCCCATTAGATGCTCAATACAATGGCTGTGATGCACATGTTATCCACCCTGACCTGGTGCCGTATAAGTTTAAGCCAGGTAAAGATGAGTGGCATGCAATTTACATCATAAACAATAAAGAGGTTTTGAATGGTGCCGATGGGTTTAAGTCTAGCGAGATATTAGCTAATCCTAACGAGTGCGCTGAACCTAGCGACTTTACTAAAGAACTTAGAGAAACTATGGGGGCTAAGATTATATGAACTATTTAAGCGTATGTAGTGGAATAGAAGCAGCAACAACTGCTTGGCATGACATGGGGTGGAATCCTGTTGGATTTTCAGAAATTGAGAAGTTTCCTAGTCAAGTGTTAGCAAATCATTATCCAAATGTTACCAATTTCGGTGACATGACAAAATTTAAGGAGTGGAATATAAATGAACCAGTCAACATTCTCGTGGGAGGAACACCCTGTCAATCTTTCTCAGTCGCAGGACTTAGAAAAGGACTTCAAGATCCTCGTGGAAACTTGGCACTCGTCTATCTTGGAATTGCTGACCATTTTAAGCCAAAATGGATTGTGTGGGAAAACGTGCCAGGTGTCCTCAGTTCAAATGGTGGAAGGGACTTTGGTTCCTTCCTCGGGGCGTTGGCTGAACTCGGGTATGGGTTCTCCTACAGAGTGCTTGACGCTCAACACTTCGGAGTCCCACAAAGACGCAAACGTGTCTTTGTTGTCGGATGTCTTGGAGATTGGCGAAGTGCTGCCTCAGTATTATTTGAGCGCGAAAGCATGTCAGGGAATAATTCGCAGAGCAGAAAGTCGAGGAAAATCGCTACCGCCCCAATTGGAGGAGGCGTTGCGTATGGTGGCGCAGACCCAGAGTGTTCAGATACCGTAACTAGCAAATGGGCTAAGGGTAGCGGTGGCCCATCAGGTAATGAGTGTGGATTGTTTGTTGCAACAATGTCATTTAATGTTAATGCTAGACCTGATGAAATGAGATTTGAAAATAATTTATCAGGGACTTTAACTTGCAATCAAAGAAGTGGAGTTACAGTTTATGAAACACATCCTGCTGATAGCAGGGTAAAAGAGATGGGAGATACCTGTCAAACTGTAACTAGACGTTGGGGAACTGGTGGTGGCAATGTTCCTATTGCACATACATTTAAAATAAGAGGTGGCTGTGAGGGTGGTGGCAAAGGTTATCTTGGTCAAGATGAAAAGGCGTTTACATTATCAACAACCCAAGACCAACAATTATTTAATGAAATGAGAGTGCGTAGATTAACTCCGCTTGAATGTGAGCGTCTGCAAGGATTTCCTGATAACTATACCAATATATTTGACAAAACACCTGATGGAAATAGATACAAAGCATTAGGTAACTCAATGGCGGTTCCTGTTATGAGATGGATTGGTCAAAGAATAAATGAGGTGGAAAATGCTTCGTGAATACCAACAACGCTCAATAGATGAACTCTATGCTTGGCTATCCAATAATAAAGGCCACCCATGCTTAGTGTTGCCTACAGGCTCAGGTAAGAGCCACATTGTTGCTGCGCTGTGTAAGGATGCAGTACAGAACTGGCCTGAAACTCGTGTGTTAATGCTCACTCACGTTAAGGAGCTGATTGAGCAGAACGCTGAGAAGATGCGCCTACATTGGCCAAATGCACCGATGGGCATATACTCAGCCAGTATTGGCAAGCGTGAGTTGAGTGAGGCCATTACATTTGCTGGTATCCAATCAGTTCGTAAACGCTCAGATGAGATTGGCCATGTTGACTTGATTATCATTGATGAATGTCACCTTGTGTCACATAAAGATGAGGGCGGCTACCGCACATTGATTAAAGAGTTGATTGAAATCAATCCTATGCTGCGCGTCATTGGCCTGTCTGCTACACCGTATCGATTGGGACATGGATTGATTACTGACAAGCCAGCATTGTTTGATGCACTAATTAAACCTGTCGATATTGAGGAGTTGATATATAAAAAATACCTTGCTCCGCTTCGTTCAAAAGTAACAGATAAAAAGTTATCCACAGATGGCGTACACAAGCGTGGCGGTGAGTATATTGAATCAGAGCTACAGGCTGCCGTTG